GCATCTTCCTCGGCGGAGTCGAATGCGGCAGTGATGTAGGCCTCGGACTTGCCTACCCAGTCACGGGTTGGCTTCAGCTGGGTCAGCGCGGCGCGCTTGATCTCCAGCGGAGATACCAGGCCCTTGCTGTCGAAGTTCTTCACGATCTTCGAGGCGGAGGCGATGGTGTCCAAGGTCTGCTTTACGCGAACGCCGATGGCAGCGTCGGAGGTGGCCTTTTTGGCCTCTTCCAGCTTCTCCTCGGCTTCGTCCTTGGTGGCTTCGGCCTTGTCGGCGCGTTCATTGGCTTCGTCGAGAGACTTCATGAGCTTTGCAATGCCGTCTTCGACGATCACTGCCTGCTCTTCGTCCAGCACGACGGAGAGGGTTTTGTTGGAGTCCAGAAAGAGCTTCCGGGTCGCCATGGTTGGGGTACCTTTCGGTTTGTGGTCAAAAATACGGGCGACCTTTCCGGCCCGTGCTGCCTCTACAACCGCCATGTGGTTGTTCAGGATGGTGCGCTGGGTGTACTCGTAGGACTGGCCGCCTGGCGCAACGCCGGGCTCTTTCGCGTATTCAGCGGTGTAGCCAGGCGATAGCTCGGCCTTGCCCGACTCAATGTCGTCGATGGCCGACTGGTCCTTGATGATCATGTCGACGACGAGGTTCTCGCCGTCCTGCTCAACGCCGCGAACGTGGCCGACGGAGACCTCGCGGAAGGTGGTCGAGTCGACCAGGTCTTCGGGATGGTCGTTGGTCACATCCTTGTCGACGTACGTGGCCATCGACTCAGGGCTGAACAGCTCTTCGGCGGGCTTGTAGACGTTGACGATGCGGGCCGGGCCCGGCAGGTCCAGTTCAGTCGAAACGTACTGGTAAACCCCCGTGCGGGCCGCAATGCCCTTAACGCAGAGGTAACCCTCAGGCGTGCGAGTGCGCGACGTCGGCGTGAAGGCCGCGTCGATGGTCATTCTTTTCATGTGCTACCCGTTCTTGTCGGGGAAGTAGTTCACGCCGGGTATCAGGGATATCCCTACGCACCGGCAGAGCGGGTGGTACTTGCCCGGGTGCAGGCTGGTCACGCCGCGCCATGTGGCGCCTTCGCTGACCTTGTACACGCCAACGCCATAGCCGATGTCCTGTTTGGCGATGCCGTAGCAGCTGATCTTGGCGTTGGGGTACTTGCCGCTGGGGTCACCAGAGACGCGCTGGTCCTTGGCCGTCTCAACGCGGTAGAACTCGATGCCGGCCGCTGTCTGCCGCTGGCGGGTCAGGTCGCTGTTCAGCTGCGATACCTGGTCCCGCGCGATGAGCTTGGCCCGTCGCGAGCTGACACCGGTTTGCTCCTGGATCTGCTTGGCGATGGCCGTGGGAGCGAGACCGCTCTTCATGCCGCCCAGCACGATCGTCTCGACCCGCTGGAAGTACTCGGCGGGTATGGACTTGATCAGGTTGACGTTCTCGGCGGTCGAGGCTTCGAGGTAGTCGACCATGCCCTTGGGCTTGGTGATCAGCTCGAAGTCCACGCCGACAGCGCGGTTGACCGACTTGCGGAAATCCTCGGCGTTGTCGGCCTCGGCCCGGCTGATGGTGCCCGTCGCTACCCGCCTGGCCTGCTGATCGAACAGGTTGGTGGTGAACGTCGACGACACCCGGCGAATCACCGCGAGGATGTCATCGGTCCAGCCGTCCAGGGTGGCCACGCTGTCTGCCGTGTACTGAGGCTTCAAGCGGGCCAGTTCAGGGCCGAGGACAGCGTACAGCTGCTGCGACATGAGCCTGACCAGGGCCTTCAGCTGCCCACGATAGAAGCGCTCTGCGTCCTCGCTCGGCTTTACCGGATCAGGCGCCCGCGGCTTTCGCTTCCTTGCCATCAGCGCCTTGTTGGTCGCCGTCAGGGCCTCCAATGGCGAAGGCGTCGAGGTCTTCTTCGGTGCCAAGGCCATTGTCTTCGTCCTTCTCGCGCTGCTCTTGGGCGGTGATCTGCTCGTCGGTTATGGCGTATCGGCCCTTGGCCTGAGCGCGGCGCATGGCGTGGCTCGGGCGGATGATGCGGTTCTCGATGTTGATCGCATCGGCCTGGGCGTCTGCCAAGTCTTCCTGAGCCTCTTCCACGCTCGACTTCTGGTAGAGCGGATTCCACTCGAACTCGATGTCTTTGGGGTAGGTGCCCAGCGCAGATCGAATCATCACCTCGTCCAGGCGCTCAAGGTCGCGGCGCATCTGGCCGTCCTGCTTGCCCTTGATGGTGCCGTGGTAGGTTTTGAGGTCGCCGTCACCCGTGGAGTTGAGCCCGGAGGCAGACTGCCCCCACAGCTCGGTTACCGGCATCTCGGCGGCGCCTGCCGTCCACACCATGAACTGCTCCATGATCTGGCTGAGGCCGGAGAACGCGATGCTCTTGCGTTCGTAGACCTCGTTGTCTTGGTCCAGCAGACCCAGGTTGATGATGCCCTTGAGCATGCCGAACAAGCGGTAGCGCTCGGTGATCTGGTCGCACTGAGCACTTGCCAGGGCGCCTTGCAGGCCCTTCACCGCGATGGTGTCGACGTTGGCTTCCAGCACCAGGGACGCAATACCGCCCTTGGTGGCCACCACGTCGCGCAGGTCTTCCATGCAGCGGCGAAGGCGGCTGTCACCCCATCCCTGTTCGAACTGAGCCATTCGACGCGGCAGGCGGGCGCCGGTGCGGCGGATAACGTGCGAGTAGTGAATCGGCTGCTGGCCGTTCACGACTGTGTACACCTCGGGCAGCATCCAGTTGGGCGCCAGAGGGTCAGTGAAATTGAACTGGCTCGGCTGGATATCCCAGCGGTCGAAGACGACGATGTTCTTCAGTCCGCCCTTCTTCACCTTGTCCAGGTTGAGCGGCTTGCTCAGGTCCTGACCGGTGATCATCAGCATGGCAGCGCCGCCGTACAGGTCAGCCCAGCAGCATGCATCGAGGTACTTCTGCTGGACGCCCAGGCGGCGCTCCTCGGCAGCGATCTGTTTAGCATCCTTGCCCGAGAAGGTGCGCCACTCACGCAGCGCATCTTCGTTTGGCTTGTCCACGATGCGGCGGGCCAGCCAGTTGGACTGGTAAGCCGCTTCGAGCTCATACGGCGTGACGAACTGGAACCCGAACCGGTTGTGCGTGCGCTTGTCCCGGTTGGTGCCGATGTTGGCTACCAGGTTGGAGAGACTGTCCGTTGTGACAATCCCGCCAGATGGCACTTGAATTCGCGGTTTTGATGTGGTCACAGGTTTTTACTCCGCGCCACGAAATGGCACTTCATGATTTTGTGGCGCGGGCTATTCAGCCTTGCGGCTGGGCAACTTGAAATCGGTAACGCGGTCGGCAATGTTGCGCACCTTCTCGACACCGAGGAAGCCGACCCAGCCACCTACGAACGTGGACATGCTCTGCGGCAGGCCGAAGAACTCCAGGCCGCTGATGATCGTCAGGGTCAGGCCTCCACAGATCGCACCCTCGACCAGCATCTGGCGACGGGTGCCACCTCCGTAGGTGATCCGCAGGACCGCCATGGCGCAGGAAAGGCCTGCCGCGTACAGGAGGGGCGAATGCTGGCTCAACCACGCAAGAGCAATCGCCCAGGTATCTGGTTTGTCTGGCATGTTGGACATACTCGATATCCCCTGAGGGGCGGCAAGAAGAAAAGGCCCGGTGAGGCCCTATTGAGGGACCGGGCAAAGGTGCGGAGCAGCACATAACGAAATCTGTGAGGGTCTTTCCCCTCCTGTCCGCCATAGGCCTCATCGGCGCCGACACCCAGCTGCATCGGTCTCGTCGAGTCATCCTCAAGCAACCCGCGAAGCATGTGAGGTACGGGCTCTTGGGCTGCCGGTGTTTTCTGCATCGCGGCACTACCGGCTTATCCGCGTCCAGTTATCCCTTTCGGACCACACTGGCAGTGGGTCCCGCACCATCCAAACTGTGAGGTTCGGCTACTGAGCCGGCACTCTTGAGGCCCTCATAGGGCCAATAAAAAACCCAGCACTTGGCTGGGCTTTGTTTAGGTTCTGATCGTGAAGCCTGGTCGCTTGCGGCGCTGCGCTACTCCCCTTCCATCCCATGGGTGGCCGGCGTCGCTCCACTCACTGATGACCGACTCAACCTTGAGCCTCATGCGGGTGTGTCGGCATTTCTGGAGCTTTTCGCACAGGGCCTTGACTGGCTCAGCCTTGAACCACTCTCCGCGCACATGATGCGCCTGCATCTCAAGGTGGAGAATGGATTCGACCTTGGCGCCACCTTCAAGCGCGCAGTGCACCAGCAGCTCACGCGCTGAGCCTACCTGCATGTTGACCAGGCGGGCGCTCAGATCAGTGGCGTAACCGATCTTGACGAACTCATCGCCAGCAGCGCCGACGACATAGACGACCTTCATGCCAGCCCAGGCGGAATCAGGAGCTCTCGGCTTCGGCTGATGGCCTACGCAGTAATGCGTGCCTTCCAATGCGTCTCGGAGGCAGCGTGATCGCTGGCAAATGTTGTAGCTGGGGAGACTGGATGTCTCGATGAAGGGAAAGCGATGGATCTGGGTCATGAAATCTCCAGACCATCCCGTGACCGTTGCCGCCATCATCAGGCGCAGGAATCACAGGATGGACGTATATTGGCTCATTGGCTCAGTCGGCGTCAAGCCACATCTGCCACCAAAAGGCCTTCATGGTCGAGAATGTGCTGGGCCTCTACCAGTGCAGCGTCTACTTCGCGCTCCAGAGCCCTACGGATGTCACGCCTCCAGCGCTCCTGGGTCTTGATTGGGTGCGGGTCATCACTCCAGTTATCCATCTCATACCAGGCCGCCGGCAAAACGCTCGTGCTCCGCTTGCCGTCTACGCCAGGTAGCTTGGGCATGGCCCAGGTCAAGATGGCGCACTGACGGAACCGGTCCGGGGCTGGCGAGCGATGGGTGCGCGTCAGCTCCTCGATGGCAGCGTGCTTGCGATCGACGTGCGTCGAGTACTTCGCCACCAAGTGGCGCCAGTGCGATGGGCTTAGGTTCTTGTGCAGGCGACTGAACACCATGCAGTCGAAGAGAAAGGCTGCTTCCTTG